TTACTTGGCATCACCAAGGCGTCGCTCCAAACACGGTCATTTGTTTCGGCAGCATCTTTCCAGGAGACGACACGCGTCTTGACGGAAGCTTCGGTGCAAGGCAAGCGTGACAGGTTGATTGGTCTCAAAGAGAATGTGATTGTCGGGCGGCTCATTCCGGCTGGCACCGGCGGTGCCACGCATAAAATTAAAGCGGTTGCCGCCGATCGCGATCGTAAGATTTTGGCGGAAAGACAAGCGGCCGCCGAGGCTGCTGCGGCACCCGCGCTCGAAGCGCCACAGGAATTTTCAGAGGAGCCGACTGCAGCGGAGTAACAGTCGCGGACAACCAATCTGGAAGCCGCTGGACGGGCGCAAATTTTTTTGGATTTTAGCACAACGGTTTTTTGAAATATCTTGTGCTTCAACTTCCATCGACCGCGCCCGTTCTTCTTACTCTGACTTTGGCAATTCGCCATCAATCTGAGTGGTGAAGCCGCTGTTTGTCAATTGGTGGCTCACCTTCTTAATTGACCACAGAAATGGCACACTTGGGCGGAACCCAATGGCGACCATTTGACCTTCAGCCCGATAGATTGGATTGCCGATCAGCCGCACGGATATGGTGTGCGCGGCGCGGGCTTGTTCATCAAGCTTGGATTTGGCGGCGCGCTTGGCTTCATCTTTGGTGGCATGGGGATGTGTGATCTCAAACTTGGGGGAACCTTCCCCAAGCAAAACTGCCTCACGATCCCCCGTCTCATCATTGTGCCAAGTGGCCTCCACACTCTTATATATAGTGGCCTTGGATTTGGTGATGCGCGAGCCCGGTAGCACTTGGCTCTTGAATATCCATGCTTGGGGCAAAGAAAGGCCACTTGCGGATTTGCCTTCACCGCGCCCCGTAAAGAGAAGGGCGCGCTTTTCACTGTCCTTGAGCTGTTTGACCGAAACCAAGGCATCATGATCCTTACCAATGCGCGTGAGAAAATTGATGTCGCTTTCGGCATTCTGGGCAAGGTATTCATATTTGATGTCTTTGAAGGCATCCGCCACGCGTGGCGCTAGATCATGCTCACCCGCGATGGTTTCCACGATCTCCCCAATGGTCTTTTCGTCCCAATTGCGGGTTTTCTGCTCTTTGAGCGTGCCACCAAAATCAGCCGCCTTGCCGTGAATGATCATGCGGTCGGGCGCGATGTCATATTCAACACGATCCAAGATGAAGATGCCCATTGGGAAAAGCGGCATTCCCTCATAACCCAAGAAGACAAGGATGATGGCACCATCGGGCGGCTCAATCAGACGGTTGCCGCGATCATCAAGCTCAATCTTCACCGTGTCGGATTTCACGCCTGCGGCATCGTTAATGGTTAGGGAAAGAAGCCGATCTTTCAGCTTGGAGGTAGCATTGAAGCCGCCAATCACGATTTTGAAATCAGGTTTCATTTATGTGTCCTATCGCTTTGCTACTTGAGGACATGGCTCAATCCGTCAAGCTGATCAGGTCGATGCGCGTGTCGTTGGTGGGCTGATCGGGAAGCTCTATCACAAGGCCAGCGGGTAACACCGCGCCATAGGCGGCCAAGCCAAAGTTGGCGTCATAAACCTTGCGAATATCAAATGCGCCTACGCCATAGTAACGTGCGCAAATCTCATCGAGCACTTCCCCTTCAATCGTGCGATATTTCATAGGAACCTCCCTGCCATTGAAAGGCCAAAGGACAAGAGGTCAAAGCCTGATCCACCATCTTCACCGTATTCCTGAAGGGTAATGTCAAAGTCGATGCGCATTGGCGCGCCGCCCCAATGGTCGCTTTCGCTTTCTCCCACTTCGATGATTTCCCAGCGTCCCCAATTCTTGCCCCGCCAATCCACAAGCTGAAACGGATCACCTGAATTGGCCATTGTGTTGAGCGTGTTCATCTGATCCCACCCACCATTCCAATGGGGCAGGATGTGGCCAGAAAGTTTGATCGTGCCAAGTTCAGTGCCGATATGCTGGGATGCCGCTTTGCGCCCGATGCGCTGCAAAGTGGCTTTGTTCTGGCGGCGGCGGCGCTCAAGACGCTGATATTCAGCCGTGGCCAAGCGGAATTGATAATCTCCCAATTGCATCATCACATCAGTCATTTAGATACCGCTCCAAATCCTGAATGCGATCACGGTCATGCTCTTGAAGCGCGCGGCGGATTTTCTCTTCTACGCCTTCGCCCGCATCGCCTGTGATCTCGATTACATAGCTGGGCTTGTATTCGATGACGATTTGCTTGCCCGCACCACTCAATTGCACCCCTGCCACATCCAAATCAGCCATATTGGTGACGGGGGACGCGGCGGCGGCGCTCATCGCCGTTGCGCCTATGGTGGCCGTGGCCAGCATGGGGCGCGCAAGATCGCGGCGAATGCCTTCCATGCTGGCAAACACCATGCCCTTTTGCCTGTCGATGCCTACGGCCAGCCCTTCAGAAAGATGGCCACCGAGCCCCGCAAAAACCTTGGACGGGGATGCAATGCCAAGCTTGTCCTTGAACCAGCCGACAACCGATGAGCCAATGCCGTTGATGGCATCACGCACGGCGGCAATCTTGGCGCGCAAACCGCCAATCAAACCATCCATCAGGAAACCGCCAAATTCCGCAAACACCGTGCTTGGGCTTTGAATGCCCAAGATGCCTTTGAAGGTGCTCACTATAGATGCCCCGATGCCTGAAATCGTATCAAGCACCGCTTGCACGCCACCTGTGATGCCATTGGAAAGCCCTGTGAGGATATTGCCGCCAATTGCCAAGAAGTCACTTGCCCAACCCAGCGTGCCTGCTTTGATCTCTTCCCATTTCAGGGTGAAGGTGGATTTGACCTGATCCCACTTGCCGCCAAACCAAGTGGCGATGCCTTCCCAGTTGGAATAGATCATGCCCGCGGGCGTATAGGTAACAAAGGCGCTCTTGATCCCTTCCCAGCCAAGGGAAACGCCAGTTTTTACCCGCTCCCAAAGACCTGAGAACCATGTGGCGATGCTGTCCCAATGGGTGATGATCAGACCATGCGGCGTGTAGCTCAGGAAAGCCGATTTGATACCTTCCCAAGCGGTGGTTGTCCCTGTGCGCACGCGCCCCCAAAGGTTTGAAAACCACGATGCGATGCTATCCCAGTGCTGAATGATCAAGCCGTGTGGCGTATAGTTCATGAATGCGGCCTTGATGCCTTCCCAAGCCGTGCTCATGCCCGTCTTAACGCGCCCCCATAGCCCTGAGAACCAAGACGAAATACTATCCCAATGGGTGATGATCAGGCCGTGCGGGGTGTAGTTCATGAAGGCCGATTTGATGCTTTCCCATGCATTGATGGTGAAATTCTTCACCCCCTGCCACAGATTGGAGAAGAAGGCTTTGATCGGTTCCCAATGCTTATAGATCAGATATGCGGCGGCGGCGATGCCCGCCACGATCAGCACAATGGGATTGGCCATCAACGCGCGGCCAATGCCAAGGATAGCGGTTTTCAGCACGCCAAAGCCCGCCTTCAGCCCCGTCATGGCACGAGACAAAAGACCCACTTTGCCTTCAGTGCCACGCAAGGCCACGCCCATCAAAACTGACCCATGACGCAATGCGCCAAAGCTGGCCGTAAGGGTGGAGATGGAGAACATCAAAGGCGCAACCACAGTGGCAATGCCGCCCAAACCCACAACAACCGCACCAAAGCCAGCCACAAGCCCAGGGTTTTGGGATATGAATGTGCCAAAAGCTTCCGCCATTGATCCCAAGATCGGGGCAAGCTTATCCATTGCGGGCAAGAGGCCAGCGCCGATCTTTTGCTTGATCACGTCCATTTTCTGGGCAAGCAATTCCCATGCCGCGCCATCATAATCATCCACGGATGCGGCCATGCTTTCAGTGAATTCAGCACCTTTTTCAGCCGCTTCTTCAAGGGCTTCAGCGTTGGCACGCACTGCATCTTCCTGCCCATAAAGCGCGTTGATCATCTTCATGGCTTCATCTGTGCCAAAGGCTTCCTTGATTTCAGCCGCTTCAAAGGCATCAAGCGTGTCACCATAGCGTGCTTTAAGATCGCTCAGGATGTCCGGCATGGCGCGCAATTGGCCATTTTCATCCAAGACATGCACGCGCACAGGGTTGTCACTATCTTTGGAAAGATCGCCAAAGGCTTCATGGGCTTTCGCCGCATTGGTGGCAAAGGCGCGCATGGCCGTGCCTGCTTCGCCTGCCTGCATCTGTTGTTGCATCATGCCCAAGAGGGTCATTTGCTCGGTCATGCTCATGCCAAGATTGGTGGCACCCGCGCCCGCGCTTTCAATGGCCTGTTGCATCTTCGCGCCATCGGTCTTGAATTGCTGCACCGATTTGGCAAGCGCTGCGCCAAACATATCTCCCCAATCGGCATCTGACATCTCGGAAAATTGCTTTTTGAAGATCCCGTAAGATGTGGCGAAAAGGGATGTCATTTCTTCAGGCACACCCTTGGTGGCCTTGGCCACCGTAAGCGCTGAAGAAGTCATGGCGGCCACGCCCTCATCCGTCAAAGAGCTTACGCCTGATTTGATGTCATAGGCCGCGCGCACAAAGGCATCTGTGGTCAAACCCACATAGGTGCTTTGCAGCTTTTGGCCTTCAGAGATCACCGCTTGGAGGTCTTGCATTCCAAGTGAGCGCAATTCACCACTGGCACGCTGCACTTCTTTATAGCTTTCGGTGAAATTACTGACCAAGCCGCCCGCGGCCATCTTGATCCCTTGCGCGACCGCGCCCACCCCTGCAAGCTTCAGGGATAGGCTCATACTGCTTTTCATGCGGTCGGTGGAGGCTTTGATCTTGTCTTCAGCATCCTTCATAGGCTTGGTGAGATCACCAACCATTTTGAGAAAGACAGAAAGATCAATGCCGTAGTTGCTCATGGCTTTTTCAAAAGCTCCTGCGAAAGTTCGTATTCTTCGATGAAATCAAGGGCATCCATGTCGTCCATCTCGGATGGTTGCCAATGAAATGCCCTTGACATGAATAGGCGGGCGCTGCGCGCGCCCTTGGAACGCACGCCGCCTATTCGCTTTCGGACTTTCCCATGATTTCACCCATCCAAGTGCCAATGGGTTGAAAGTCGGTGGGATCAAGCTCTTCAATCAGCGCCTTGGGCTTGCCTGAGCAATCCGCCACGAGCTGAAGCATTGCGCCCATGAAGCTCTTGCCTGAAGCGCTATCAAACTTCTCAAGGGCACGCATATTGGGGCGCTTCACCGTGATTTCAGTGAAATCTTCCCCTTTGTGAGACACAGGAAAGGCAAGCTCAAAGCTCTTTTCGCGTTCTTTCACGTCAGTCATCTTGGCCTCCCTTAGCGTTCCAGAATGTCATTTAGCTCTTTGAGCATATCCACACCACCAATGACGCATTGGGGTGGCGGGCCGCGGCGCACTTCGACTTCCTGCACCTTGTCACGCAAGAGCTCATAATAGACCACGCTGGCCTTGGTTTTGGTCTTGGATGGATCACCCGATTTGAAGCCGCCAAAGTCTGGGCCACCAAAGGACACTTCCATCTTGTGCACCCAAGAATGAAGCGTGCCATCGTCATCCGTGGTGGCGCATTTCGCGGTGAAGAGGCGGGTTTGCCCTGGGCGAATATCCAAGTAGCGGATGAATTCAGGGGTTTTGTTGAGCATCTCCAATTCAAGCTCAGGCTTTTCAAAGCGGTAGTTTTTCACCTCCGCTTCCCAAAGCATTCCTGAGCCCATGAGCTCATGGAATTTGGGGATGAATTTAGGTGGCGTGATCGTCTCACACACACCAATGAAGCTGTCATCTTCAGAATAAAGATCAGCCTCAAGGAAGATTTCAGGGATCATGATACTGTCTCCTTATCAGTTGGAAGGCGTTGCAAGCAGGACGGGGACAACATCGGCCAGATAGCCGTTGTTGATATGCGCGGTGAATGTCACCTTCTCGGCTTCGCCATATTCAACGAAGTCATAGTCAAAGAAGGCATCACCCGCTTCCATCGCTTCAGGGGTGTTGAGCTTGGGATTGACCCAGCATTTGCCGCCCGCGATGTGCTCAGCGGCAATCTCACGGCGCAGCCATTTGTTGACGCTATCGGCAACCGCCTCATAGTAGCGCCGCGTCATGTTCTTATCGACCGCCCATTGCATCTGATCCATGATCGTGCGGTTGAAGACATTGACCACGCGGGCGCGCTTGAAGAAGGCAAATTTGGGATCAGCGCTCAGGCCGCGCCCGCCAAAGAGCTTGAAGCCGCCTTTGGGGTGGCGCACGATGGTGGTCACATGACTTTTGTTGAGCAGCTCGGCACGGCTTGTGCCATCCCCGCCACGATAATCAATGTCACGCGCAAGCCCCGTGATGCCATAGATATTGCGGCTTGAGGCGCTTTCCCACCAAGGCGTGGCCGCCACGATGCCCGCGGCGCGCGCGGAAGAAGCCTCAATCACTTCAGCATCCGCGTTTGTGTCCCAAACCTTCACATGGGGATCAATGAGAAGCCCGTGCATCTCATCGAAATTACCCCGATAGGTAATGGCATCCTGCACATCCGCATTCGGGCCATCCAAGATGAAGACCGCCGCCAGCTTCTTGGCCACAGACGCCATTTCCGTTGCAACCGCCTGATTTTGCGAGAAGCCAGGGGCAACAAAGATGGAGGGATCAAGGCCGAAGTTTTGCTTCACATCAAAGGCGGCTTGCAAGCCCACACGCTTGCCCGTGTCAGCATCAATGCCCCCAATGATATTGGAGATGGTTTCTTCAGGGCTTGCGCCTTCAGCCACGCGGTGAATGAAGATACGCGCATTCACATTGTCATGGATACCGTTCACCCATTTGGGCAAATCGCCATCCGTGCCAAGTGCTGCGATCAGCTCCGTATCATAGCCGCTTGAGACAAGCACCGTTTGGCCCAACGGAAAAGCCGCATCCTGTGCATCACTGGATGTGCCCACAAGGAAGATGCTTTCATCGGATTGAGTGACGACAGGGCGCGTGGCGCTATCGTCAAGGGTGTGTTTGACACCGTGGAAGTAACCCTCGGTCATGGTCTTATCCTTTCTGTGCTGCGATCAGCACTTGCGCGGTTTCGGTGGAGCGGGTGAGCGTTTCATCAATCACGCCTTCAAGCCCCTTGAGGGACGCGGTGAGAAGTGCCTCACCACTGGTGACTTTGGCCAAGGCCGCTTGCGCGAGTGCCGCAAGATCAGCGCCGCCCGCGAGGGTTTGCATGATCTCAAGGCGGCGACGCTGCGCCTCATTGCCGGGGTTTTCCGATGTGGCGATCACATCGGCCAGGGTGTGCATGAGCACGATGCCCAGCACATCCGCCTGGGTGCCCAGAAGCGAAAGCGCATCACCTGCGCGGGCTTCAATCTGGGCGCGGATGTCAGTTTTGACCGCGCGCCCGATGCCAAGGGCGATGGCCTCTGGCGTGGCAGTCACGTCTTCCCCGGCGGGGTAGCGCTTGCCGCCAATGATGGCATCGGCTTGGAGTGTGGTGGTTTGCATGTTTCCCGCCCCCTTTAAGCGTTGATTTCAATGACAGAAGAAATGTCGAACACCTTCGCCGCCGTTTGCGTGGAGGCGATGATGTTATGACGATAGGCGGCTGAGATGGGCAGCTCATACACCGCAGAAATGGAGCGCACATTGCCATCAGCACTGTCTTGGAATTCGACAAGGCTTGGTGTGTGACGTGTGCCATCGACATCAAGGCCGGGGTCAAACGTGTGCCATTCCTCGTTGAAGCCCACGAGCTCATAGGTGACACGTAGCTCTTGCGCTGGCGTGCGCTCTTTCGAGTAGTAATGCAGCGCCGTTGCAGGGCGGAAACCCGTGACCGTTGACTTGGTGGCGTCAATCAGCGGCATGGCATCGGCTGAGCCCGTCAACACAATCCGCATGGGTGTGTAGGGCGGCAGGCTTGTGATATTGTCCATGTCTTTAATGGGCAACCACTGGCCATTCACTTCCATTTCAACGCTGATTTCTGAGCCTTCCGGCAGATCGGCCACAAGGTCTTGGCGCATGGATGCGATGCCGCCCGAAAGCTCTATCGCCTCGACTTCGATTGTGGCTGTATCGCCGCCGAAATCAGCAAGGCGAAGCTGATATGCCATATCTTTGGCAATGTCTTGCTCCCATGCCTCACCATCTTGTGTATAGAACACACCGCCAGTGCGATCCGAGTTGCCATCATGGTTCACTTCAAATTGTGCATCGGCAACAACCACAAAGGCATAGGATTTGTCTGGCTCCAAAAGCACAGGGCGGTCCAAATCGACATTACACAGATACGCCACACTGGTGGATGTGCCGCTAAATGCGCTTGTGTCGCGGAATTCGCCATGTGCCAAAACCTGATCCATGTCAGGGCGGCCATAGCTGGCTTCTGTCAGGATCACGCGCGGATTGGCGGCGGTCTTATAGGTGCCAGGGCGGTAGCAATAAAGGTTGATGCCCGTCAAAACCTTCTCGGTATCCACCTTAAAGGTTTGCGCGGTCATGGAACCATCAAGCGTGGTGCGATTTGGTGTGACGGTCGTAACCGAGTAATAGCGACCATAATAACGATAGCGCCACCAGCGATAATAATAACCGTAGTAATAGAAGCGGCGATAATAGGAACGGCGGCGAATTTTGTATCCGTTAATCACGGGGTATTGCGCGACATTCACGCGGTTCCCATAGCTCACGGCTCCATTATGTCGCTCATCAATGGTTTCGGTATGGTTCGGCAAGAGCCAGTCACCTTGACGCGCAGCTCCACTTTCAAATTTTCGGTCAACTTGATTGACCGTGAAACCGTCATAAGGCAGGCGCAAACCGTCCTCAATCTGGGCACGGTAAAGCGCGTCTGTCAGGTCGCTATCGGTGCCATCCTTCAAATCAAGAGGGTTCCAGTAGGGGTTTGAGCGGTCCAGATTAAGCGAAGAGCTCACACGGTCCAATTCTTGAACAAGGCCGCGTGACAGTGCTTCAAGATCACCTACGCGGGTGCCAATGTTGCCCGCTGAAAGCTCTTCTTGAAACTTGGCGATTGAGGGCAGATCATGCACCGAGCCATCGGCAAGGGTCATGGAGACAATGCCCGTTGAGGTCATCAGCTCCGCCCATTTGCGGGTGATTTCCATTGCGTTGGAGTTGAGGGCGCGAAGCTCGGTTGTGAGCGCAGCAATATCAGACATCCGATTGTCCTTTCATGTTTGAGGCGTTGGCGTGAAGGGCGGCTTGCAGGGCAAGGTTTTGGTCGCCAAGCTGCGAATTAAACTTGAGCAGCTCGTAAACCGTGGCATCAATCTGAGCGTTGATGCGGGCGGTGGCTTCATCCGCGATTTCCTGTGCCAGCGCATCCACATCCAATGGGGCATAGGTGACGTTGAGTGCATCAACGTCTTCACGGCTCACGATCACGTAGAAGCTGAAGGCAAAGCCTGTGGCCTTGAACAACCCGCCCGCCTCAACTTGATAAGGCGCATAGGCGTAGAGCGTGCCATCTTCCATTGCGAGGCCGATTTCACGAATGTGGCCTTCCACATCCGCGCCCACTTCGGCGGTGAGCTTGAGTGCGCCTTCGCTAAGTTTTTCAACGGTCAGGATCGGGGCTTCGTGCCAAGCCGTGACAGAGGTGGCAAGGTGCGGCTCTGCCTGTGGCGCATCCGCCCCGATCAAGAGCTTTTCAAGCTTGGGCAGGGGCGCGCCAGAGGCAAGCGCCTCTTGCTCTTTTGCATGGCCTGCCTGGGTGATGGTCAATAGCATTAGACAACCTCCAATTTGCCAAAGACGGCCACCACAGGGCCGCGCGTCATGCGCATGGCGACAATGGAGGCGGTGTTGCGGATGTGCCCGATAAGCGCCGCACTTGGGTGGCGTGTCGCCTGGGCGTTTGCTTCAACACGGGGCGTGCGGGTATCAGCCATGCGGCCAAAGCCGCTTGCGCCAAGGCGTGTGGCCCCGGTGATCTTCTGGCCAATGTGGAAACTGTAATGGGCTGAAGCTGGCTTGGTGACATCAATCATGCGCTTGGCATGAGCAACCGAACGCGCCAGACCTTCACCGCCAAGATTGGCGGCTTCAGGGAAGATTGACGTGATCTCAAAGGTGCGCGGCGCACGCGACACTTCAACACCGTCAACCTCAAACCATTCCCGAATATCAGCTTCAAAACCGATGGCCTCAAGCGCGGCCTCAACCGAACGGCGGGTGCCCTTGATGCGGTGGACGCCAACGGCTTTGCGGATCACTTCGCGCTTGGTGGCTTCAGGCCAGTTTGTGTCCCACACTTCAACCGAAAGCGCCCAGGCAAACCATCCAAGCAAATGCTCAGGACAATCAGACGGGCTCCAAAGCTTGTTGATGTCCACTGGCAAAGCGCCAAGGCGGGCGGTGGCTTGCTCAAAATCACGCAAGCCCTGATCCGCATTCATTGGCAGAAGGGATTTCACATCAGACATCGCGCCCTCCACTTCTCAGGGTGATGGAGGTGCAAAACGCCGCTTCATGCATATCCACTTCAATGGTGGCCGTGGGCGTGGCCAAATCGACTGAGTGCACGCCCTCTTGGTGCAGGGCGGCAAAGATGCCTGAAAGCGTGATGTCATGGCCAAGGCGGTGATGAAGGCTCACATAGTCTTCAATCGCCTTTTGTGCGGTTTGCTCGACAAGGCTTGCATCCGGCCCTTCCAAGAGCACAAGGCTGGCTTCAATTTCATAAGGCTTGATGGTGGCTGAAGTGACGCTCACCTGATCCGTCAAGGGGCGCACGTCATCGGCATTCACCGCCGCGCTCACCACGTCCAAAAGGGCTTGTTCCGCCACGCCTTGGGCACTTGTGCTTGACAGCACATTGATTTTGACCTGCCCGGGCGCGGGGCTTTCAATGCTTACATCCTTGACTTCGCCTGAGCTGGAAAGCGCATGGAAGGTATATGCGCCGATTGATCCGGCATTGGTAAAGCCCTCAAGCGCAAGCTGGACGCGGGCGCGCAAACGCGCATCATCTTCAAAAAGCTCAGGATTGGTGACGGGCGTAGGCAGGTAATCAAGGCCGTGATCCGTGACGATCAAGGCACGCTCGATGCCAAAGAGCGCGGCCAAATGTTCAAGATCACTGCCCGCCGCATAGGCCAGCATCACCGATTTGGCCGCGTCATTGATGCGCTGGCGCAAGACATGCTCACGGTAAGCGCACACCTCAAGGGCTTGCAAAATATCTTCGCCCTCAAGGTTCAACGTGGCTTCGAGATGTGGGGCACGATCAATCAGATCAGCCTTCATCTCGGCAAGCACATCTTCCTCACTCATGTTGTCAATGAGAATGGGCGGCGCCAGTTTTTCGAGATTGATTTGCGTGAAGGCACTCATAGCAAGATGCCCTCCACAGTGACGGGGCGGCCTTCCGGCAGATAGATGGCATCAAGCGAGATATTGAGGCTGTGGGCGTCATCACTGGCCTGTTTGACAAAGACCTGTTTCACCTCCACGCGGGGTTCCCACTTGCGCAAGGCATCCACAACCGCCGCGAAAATCTTCACCTTCAGGGAGGGCGTGATATTCTTGTCAATCAGCTCATAGAGCTTGGAGCCGAAGTCACGGCGCATGACGCGTGATCCAACGGGCGTGATCAGAATTTTGCGGATGCACCGCTTGAGATGATCCAAGCCCTCTTGGTTTTCGCCTGTGTCCAGATTTACACCGATGAATTTCATGGATCAGCCCCCCGCAAACACAGTTGCAGCGCCTTGCGCCACGGATGATCCGCAAGAGACGGGATCGCCAATACGCCCTAGTTGCTTGCCGTTGGCAAAGACCGTGCCTGAGCCGCTTGCTAAAGCGCCGCCATGTGGTGGGCATGTGGCGCACCCATGTGGAGCCCAGCCATCGCCCTGGCGATGCACGGCCAGCCCTTCGGCATAGACATCACCACTTGCGCCCGTAGCAGGGCGCGGCGGGAAGCATCCGTGGCCTGAGCAATTGTCGGTTATGCGTGCAACTTTGGGCATTAGTTCAAATCAATCCTTGCGCCATTGATGGTGACATTTCCGCTTGCGGTGAGGCTGATATTGCCGCCCGCTGTGATCTCGACATCGCCAATCACATTGGCGCGCAGCACATGGGAATTGCCGTTTGCAGGGTTTGCACCATTGGGAAGCGCGCAAAGGATTGCGCCTTTTTTCATGTCGCCTGATTGGGTGTAGAAAACGACTTCTTCCCCCACCTCATATGGCCATGTCAGTTGATCACCCAGGGCGCGCATCATGCCCATGCGTAACCAACCCGTGATCAGGGTGGGTTTGACTTGTACGCGGGCGGTGTAGTTGGAAAGGTTCACCTCAACCACCTTGCCCATGTCGATCAGGCTTGAGATGCGCTGATCATTGCGGTTTTGATCCATGCCAGGGTTGTTCATGCCGCCCCTCCATCAATGATGGTGGGCTTGAATTCCTTCACCGCGATTTGTCCTTCAGGACGCCCCGGATCAGGGGAGAATTCGCCAAGCGTGCCTTTCACCTGTGGGGGGACACTTCGTTTTAGACAAACAAAAAGGCCCCTCAAACAGAGCTAAGCTTTT